TGGGGTTATGGCTTCCATTGATGCAAAGGTGGAGAGCATTAACAAGATGTCTCACATGGGGGGCGTGAGAGCCTCTGAGAAGCAAGCTAAGAGCGGAGTGGCATTGCAGACTGAGTTTCAGTTGTTGAATACTCGACTCAGTGAGAAGGCGGATCTTCTTGAGCTTGCGGAGGAGCAGATTTGGGAGCTGTTCAATCTCTGGCAGAATAGGACTGATGAGATTGAGGTGGAATATCCTGATTCGTTTGATATCCGAGATTATGCAGCGGATCTGGACTTCTTGCAGATGGCAAAGGCATCGGGGGTTAAATCTGATACCTTCAGTAAGGGGATTGATCGCCAGATTGCCAAGCTTGTATTGGAGGAAAAGGAATTGGCAAAGGCGATAGATGAGATCGATTCTATTGTTGCGGTCGGCACATTTCCTATAGTGGAAGAAGTTGGCGAATAAACACGACAAATTCATCCAGCAATTAGGTGACTCTCATGAAAAGAGGTTGCTTAAAGCGATAGATCGGCTTGAGCGGGATGTTATTCGGATAGAGAAGAGCGCTCCTAGTCGGGGCGGAAAGTTATACGATATTCGTTTTGCTATACAGACCAGAAAGGAATTGTTGAAAGCCCTCAACAATGAGTATCTGGCTGTAGCGCACAAATCCATATTGGAATATGACAAGGCGGTAGATTCCATTCATGGCATGTTTGGGGAGTTGAAGGTTCCTTTGGAATTGACTAAGCCTGATCTTGAGGTTATTCGTCACTTAAAGACTATGACGTTTCAGGGGTTTGAAGCGACCGCGCAATCTGCTCTGGATGAGTTATCTGATATTGTTTATACATCTACTGTCACAGGTGGCGATACGTCTGATCTTATTCTCTCGTTGCAGAGGTCGTTAGATGCAAAGCTAAGAAGGCATGCTGGACAGATGGTTCATGACTCATTGGCTCAGTTTGATGCGACACTGCTCAAGAAGTTTGGAGAAGATACTGGGGCGGAAGAGTGGAAATATACCGGAACGCTTATTAATACGTCTCGTCAGTGGTGCAGGGATCATGTAAATAGGATCATGACTACTGAGGAGATTAGAGAGGAATGGAAGGATCATTGGGCAGGTAAAGCGCCCGGTGATCCGTTCATAGTTAGGGGTGGCTATAATTGCAGGCATAGATGGCGACCCGTATTTAGATGATTGTTAACCACTCGAAAGAGGATATATTATGACTGACGAAGTTCAGGAGTCTACTGAGACTGAAAATCAGGCAGAAGTATCAGAGAAATCTTATACTCAAAAAGAGTTCGATGATGCTATGGCTGGACTGAAGCGCACTGAACGCAGAAAGTATGAGGCTAAATATAAAGGCGTCGATCTCGAAGCCTATCAACGGTATCAGGATGAGCGAGAGCAGGCTGAATTGGATGCGAAGAAAGAGCGTGGAGAGTTTGATCAAATTCTGAAGAGTGCTGTTGAAAAGAAGGATGGGGAGATAGCAGAGCTGCGATCAAGATTATCTTCTAATGAGATTGATGGCGCTCTATTAACTTCTGCATCTCAGAATGGAGCAATTGCCCCTGATCAAGTATCTGCGTTATTGAGAGATCAAATTAGACTCAACGATGCAGGTCAAGTGGAGGTAATTGACACCAATGGAAACCCTAGATATAATGATTCTGGAGAACTAATGAAACCTAGTGAATTAGTCTCTGAATTTCTCACTGCAAGCCCTCATTTTGTGAAAGCAAGTCAGGGTGGAACCGGATCAACCGGAAATGCAGGTGGCTCTACTCCGAAGCAAAAATCGGTGGCTGATATGAATATGGACGAATACCGTGAGTACCGTCAGAATATTGGCAGAGGCACGGTTGGAAAGTCCTTTATAGGACAAAACTAACATGAGGATTTATTATGGCAGCTTCAACTACCGCCACATTAGATGACCTCTTTACTAACATTGTAAAAGAGGCAATTTTCACCGCACAGGAGAGATCCTTGGTGCGTAACCTTGTAACAGTGTACGACATCTCTGGTGATGCCTCTGACACTATTCAAGTTCCTGTATATCCTAACGTCTCGGCCGCAGCCGTTGCAGAGGGTACAGACCTTTCTTCAACTGCCGTTTCAACTTCTAGCGTAACCATTACTGCTACTGAGGTTGGTGTACAGGCTGTACTGACTGATCTTATGTCTCAGTCTACTGCCCGTGATGTTGCTGGTGATCTGGGTCGCGTACTCGGTGAGGCTGTAGCTAAGAAGATGGACGAGGATCTGATCGGTCTGTTTGATGGCTTCTCTACCTCTGTTGGAGCAGCAGCTACAGAGCTGACAGCAGCGCACGTTGCACAGGCAGCAGCTACTCTTCGTGCCAACAAGTTCACCAATACTCCTAATATGGTGATTCACCCTTATCAGGCGTATGCGCTGCAATCCAACCTGACTAATACCTTCGTTAATCCTAACGGTGGCGATCTTCAGAATGAGGCTATGCGTACTGGTTATGTCGGTCAGATTGCGGGCGTTAATGTCTTTGAGTCTGCCAACATCACTGTAGATGGTCTGGATGATGCCAAGGGTGCAATCTTCGTTCCCGAAGCGCTTGGTCTTGCGGTCAAGTGGGACATCAAGATTGAGCCAGAGCGTGATGCTTCTCTGCGCGGCTGGGAGCTTAATGCTACTGCTGCCTACGGTGTAGGCGAGTTGCAGGATGGCGCTGGCGTAGAGATGTACTTCGACGCTGCACTATAAGTAGAGCTTGAGGGGGCGTAAAGCCCCCTCTCTCCTACAGGAGTAAGCTATGCCGTATTCGACGGATGCTGACTTACAGGACTATCAATCTGATATCCTAGATTTCGGGATTTTATCTTTCGCAGAGGAGCATGCAAGGACTCAAGCGGATATCCAAAGAAGGTTGCGTGGTGAATGGTATCCAAAGGCTGGGTTTTCAGCTACCGAGATGGATAGTTCATTACTGACATCTTCGCAATTCACTCGACTCTCTGTGTATTTGGTTCTCTGGAGGTATGCGCTTCCAGCTTTAACTAATTGGGCAGAAGGGGATCGTTTTCAAATGATGATTGCGTTCTATAAGGCTCGATATGAAGAGGAATGGGATGCGATCCTTAAAGATGGCGTTGAGTATGACGCCAATGAGGATTCTTCTGTTTCTATCTCTGAGAAGAAACCTGTTCATCACGGAAGGCTGTACAGATGAACATATCAGTATCACTGGACACCAAACATTTGAATAAGATGCTCGATAAGGCAGTCAGGACGACTCCTCATATTGTTGCAGGCGCTTTAAACAAGGCTACCGCAAATGCGTCTGAGTTATTGGTGGACAGGACTAGCAAGGGTTATGGAGTTGATGGGGCGTTGAGGCCGTACTCTGCGCGATATGCAGCGATGAAGAGGGCTGGATGGAAAAGCACTAGAAGCCGCAGGGGATTTGGCGGAGATAGTTCTGGCGTTGTGAATCTGACCGTACATAACGATATGCTTGGATCGATTGCTCCATTTAAGGCGAAGATTAGCGGCAAGCGGATATGGTCTGTAATTGCTCCTGATCGAGCCTCTGAGAAGCTGAAGGTCTTTCACACTAATAATCAGCGTTATTGGTGGGGTTTCTCATCAAGAGAACGCAGCAAGATTAGCAGTGAATTCAGGCGTTTCTTTGTTGCTGATTTCAAGAGAGCAGTTAAATGAGCGCAAGAGAGAATATCGCTGCAAACATCATCACTACTCTTGATGATATGACTAGCCCTGTAGCTTTAAGATTGGTTACAAGAGAGCCTTTCGAATTTGAGAGGTTGAGTAATGCTCAATATCCTGCTGTATGGATTCAATCAGGGGATGAGAGCAGAGAGGATTCAACCATTGAGGGTGCTTCTACAAAGCGCAGAGGCGTTATTAGCTATCAATTGGTGGGGGTTGTTAAGGGTAGTTCTATTGATACAGATCGGAATGAATTGATAGAGGCTATTGAAGAGGCTCTTGATTCAGACAGAACTAGAGGCGGTAATGCTTTGGATACACAGATTACAGATATTGGTACTGATGAGGGGGCGTTAGCTCCTATTGGTGGAATTACGATGACCATACAGGTTGTCTACGACTTTACAAGAGGTGTTACATGAAGCTAGTGCATCCTAAAGGTGGAGAGGTGGATTGCCATCCTTCACAAATTGAGAATATGAAGAATTTTGGATGGGTAGAACCATCTGCTAAACCGTCCAAAAAGGACAAACCGTCCGTTAAGGACACAACCAAAGAGAAAGAGGTAACTGAAAATGGCGAATCATAAAGGCTCCGAGGGAGTTGTAAAGGTCGGCTCTGATACTGTTGCAGAAGTACGCGATTGGAGCCTTGAAGAAACGGCAGATGTTATTGAGGACACTAGCATGGGCGACTCAGCTCGCACCAAGCAAGCTGGGCTTACTTCTGCATCTGGCTCTGTTAATTGCTACTGGGATGAGGGAGATACTGCTCAGAGCGCCATGACTGCCGGTAGTGCTGTCACGCTAAATTTGTATCCAGAGGGCGTGGATACCGGTGATACTTATGCCACCTGTTCTGCAATTGTTACTTCTGTCAGCAAATCAGCATCTTTTGATGGAATGGTAGAACAATCATTCTCATTTGAAGCTAATGGCGCTGTCACTTGGGGAACGGTAGTCTAATAAGTTGTGTGGGCTAGGGTCATCCCCGAAAAGGAGTATTCCGTCACTCTCTGCCCCCACATTATTTGACGGTGTTATTAACGGAGATAACAGATGGATGTATTGGATATAGCGAAGCAGCACTTTTCTGACATTGAGCGCAAAGAGATTGAAGTGCTTGAGTGGTTGGATGATAAAGATAGGCCGGTAATTATTTATTCGTCACCATTCACATTGAATGACAGGAAAAAGCTGATGAAGATGGCCGGAGAGGATACGCATGAATTCATAGTTCGTGCATTGATTCTGAAAGCCGAGAACAAAGCGGGAGAGAAGATGTTTGATCTCTCAGATAAGGTCAGCCTGATGAATGGTGTTGACCCTGATGTCGTAACTAGGATTGTGACGGAGATGGGGAGTAACGAAACCCCAAACTAAAAAACGATCAGCGATTGTATGTGATGTATGCTCTTGCTGATCGGTTGCATAAAACAGTTGCAGAATTGGGCGATATCACAGAAGAGGAGTTTGAGGGCTGGATGGATTATTTAGAAATTCAGAACGGGAAAAAAGATGCCTAACGAAGATGTAAAAATCAGGCTGATAGCCCTCGATAAGACCAAAGGCGCTTTTCGGAGTGTTAGCGGAAATGTCGGTAAACTGGAAAAGCAGATATTTAGCTTACGCTCCGCGTTTCTAACTCTTGGTGCTGGTGTTGCTCTCAGGGGGCTGATGCGTACAGGTAGAGAGATTGAGCGCATCAAGGTGCAGATGAACATCCTGTTCAAGAGCGCTGACAAAGGTGCTAAGGCTTTCGAGGGATTATCCAAATACGCCTCAGACGTTCCATTCGGCCTAGATGAGATTGCTAGGTCTGCCCCTATACTGGCTACCCTAACTGATGACACTGAGGAGCTGAATAAGCTCCTAGAGTACACAGGGGACATATCTGCCGCTACAGGACTGAGCTTTGAAGATACAGCTCAACAGTTGCAGCGCGTATGGTCTGGAGGCATAGCATCTGCTGATCTCTTTAGGGAGAAAGGCGTAAGAGCAATGCTAGGGTTCGAGGCCGGAGTCCAATATTCTGCTGATGAGTCCAGAAAACACATAGAAGAGGCGTTTGTTAACGGCACTACAGTCGTGAAAGGTGCTGCAAGCGATCTTGCCAACACTATGGATGGCGTTCTCTCCATGATGGGAGACAAGTTTTTCCAGTTCCAGAATGTAATGCTCAATGAGTCTGACCTCTTCCTGTTTGTTAAGGAGGGGGTTAAGGCTATGGATGCTTCATTAGGAGATTCAGAGGACGCATGGAGAGATCTAGCAATTTCTGCTGGCGACTCTATGGTTGATATAGTTAAGGCCGTTTTGATTGGATCAGCCAGTATTTATGACGTAATAGCGGGGCCTTTGGATTACATCACTGGTGGCTTGAAAAGCATGTGGGATATGTTCAAGGAGTTACCAACTTGGGTGCAATCAGCGGGCGTTGTTGGAGCGTTCCTGTTAGGTAAAAAGGGTGTTCTAGCGATTGGAGTTGCAGCAGCGCTGGTTGATAAGCTAGGCAATGCTTTAGAGAGCGTGATCCCACTGGGGAAACTAGAATGGGATACTGAAGACAGCGTTTCTTTACCCGAGCTAATTTTACCCGAGCTAATTGTTCCGGCTAACACGGGCGGAGCTGCGGGAGAAGCAAGGAAAAGGGTAGAAGCTCTGATAGCTACACTTGAAGCCGGAATAGAGAAACAGAGATCCCTCCGAGATAAGCAGCGGGAAGAGGACAAGGCAGCCGATAGGCAGAAAACCACAGAGGGTTTGTCTGAAGCGCAGAAAAGGATTCAGGCTCTTCTCAGCAAGCAAGAGAAAGCTGATCGTGACGCAAGGGAGAAGGTTGTGGCCAACCTGATCACAGAAGAAGACGAGTACAAAGACTCCTTGCAGCGCAAGAAAGAGATATTGGATGAATATCTAACGAAAGAGGCGATTACTAAGGAGCACCATGCCACAGCGATGGCCAACATTGAAAAAGCTGCTCAAAAAGATTCAAAAGCACAGCTCATGGATGGCTTTAATGCCTTAGCTCAACATAATCAAAAGCTGTTCAGGATCATGAAAAAGGTCAATATTGCTAATGCAATCATGGACACTTATGCTGGCGCTAATAAGGCTCTGGCTTCCTATCCTCCACCTTGGAGCTTCATTGCGGCAGCGGGGCAAATTGCTGCTGGATTAGCTAATGTGGCATCAATCAAGGCGCAATCCTTTAGGCGTTTCGGAGGATCTGTAAACGCAGGGGAGCCTGTTACTGTAGGAGAGCAAGGGCAAGAGACGTTCGTTCCTCATGCGTCCGGCAGGATTGAGCCTAACGGCAATGGAGGCAAGACCATCAATTTCAATATCACTACTGTTGATGCAACAGGATTTGATGAGCTTCTGCAATCCAGAAGAGGGATGATTGTGAATATGGTCAACAGAGCGATGAATGACCGTGGAATGGTAGGAGTTACAGCA